CTTGCGGCGCTCAGGGATGCTGTTAGCGCTGATAAAACTGCGCTAACGCTCGTTGGTTGGAAAGATCAGACGCCTAATCAGCGACTGGCTCTCCAAGGCTCCCTTGATCAGGAGCTCGCAACACTCGATTTGAGTGAGGCGTCCGACCGAGTCTCGAATCAGCTCGTACGAGGAATGCTCCGCTACCACCCCTTCTTACAAGAAGGAGTGGACGCTGCGCGATCTCGGAAGGCTGATGTACCTGGCAGAGGCGTTATTCGCCTGGCCAAGTTCGCATCTATGGGATCGGCCCTCTGCTTCCCCTTTGAGGCCTTCGTCTTTACGACGTTGGTCTTTCTTGGGATCGAGGAGGACCTCAGCCGGCAGATCACCAGGAGGGATGTTCAATCCTACCTGGACAAGGTGCGAGTCTTTGGTGACGATATCATTGTCCCCAAAGACCATGTGCCAGCGGTTGTCGAGATTCTCGAAGATTTTGGTCTTCGAGTCAACTCGAACAAGAGCTTCTGGAGTGGCAAGTTCCGGGAGTCTTGTGGAAAGGACTACTACGATGGCAACGACGTTTCAGTCGTCCGCCTTCGTGAGCTGCTCCCTTCCAACCGCAAGCACGTCGCGGAGATTGTATCCACTGTGTCTCTTCGCAACCAGCTTTACCAAGCTGGTTACTGGAAGAGCACTAGATACCTGGACGAACTGCTGGGACGATTGATCCCGTTTCCAGCAGTTCACTTCGCCTTGGAAAAAGGCGAGTGGGTCCGGACGTCTCCTGTGTTGGGCCGTCATGCATTCACTGGTTATGATACCCAGCGAATGTCGAAACGACTCCATCGCCCCGAGGTTCGGGGTATGACTGTCGAAGAAACCCTTCCAGTGTCAAAACTGGATGGGTATGGCGCCCTACTCAAGTGTCTTCTACGGATGGAAACATCCGACGCTGGAATGCCAACCAGCGATGAAGATCACTTGAAGCGTGCTGGACGCGCAGCCGTCGACATCAAGCTGCACTGGCAGTCCTCCATTTAGGAGGGCTGAGGAGCTCGATCAGCTCCTGCGGGGATCCATTGGATCTCTCAGTCGCAGGGGAGCAGGGTAGGACGCGAAAGCGCCCCACCCCACCCCCCCACCGCGACGGGAGATGCACTTGGCAGTGCATCC